CGCATATAAAGTACCACTCCAATACCACTCAGTATACAAAGATTGTGGTAAAACCATTCTAGCTTGTTCTGGGGATATACCCATTTCTAATAAATGATTATAAGTCCACTCAGCAGAATGAAGTACCTGTTGATAATCATTTACTATTGCTGGGACACAAGAATTTTTAGGATTAATATCAATCACTTCCTCAGAAGAACCCTGTTTTGAATTTTTAGGCCTGCCTCGCCATTCCTTTGGTTCGTAAAACTCAACTCCTTCATCAACATATCTTCTTGATAATTCATTCCATACCAAACCTACTTGATGTTTTACTAATTGTCTTGCAACAAACACTGGAGCCTTAATATAAAACTGCATAGATGCATGTCCAAAAGGACTCCAGTGATTGTGTTTTGCAAGATAGTTAATCAGTTTAGTATCAGTTTTATCATCAAATTCTACATGTTTCTTTGCAAAAGATACACGAGCAGCATTCACTACTGATAAATCACTACCCATATGATCAATAAGCAATACTTTCATTATAACTACCGTTCTTTATTATTTCTTCGTTGTGGACGATACCCCTTCGGCCAAGTAGGTTGCCGTGATCCAAGCTTCTTAACTCGTTCCAATAATTCAAAATTTGTTCTCTGCAACTCTGCACAGTCAAACTCAAGTTCCTTCACTCGACTAGTAAGTGTCGAAACTTCATTTTCTAAAAATGCTTCATTTCTAGTCATAATTTAGACTCCTCTATAAGTTTCAATAATAGTATTCTATACCTTTCAATATCAATTGTCAAGAACCCTTTATAATTATTCATAAGTTTTTTTAAATCTTCCCATATAAAATCTTCAGTCATTTCTTTATCCCAATTATCAACATAAGAAACCAATTCATTTAAAATGATAAGAGTTTCCAATGATAATCTTTGGCCAAGATATTCCTGTAATAATTTTGGATGACTTTTAGATTTAACTTTAAATAAAGGTTGAAATTCATTCACTAATGGACGCATTTCATCTGTAAAGATTGTATAAAAATTCTGTCTCTTATATAACCATTCTTCATATGTCTTATCATAAAATCGTGCAACATAACCAGTTGGCTCTTTGATAAAATTTGCTACCAGATAATTTTGTACATCTTCATATTTGGGATATTTTTTAGATAGTCGAGCAAAGAAAAGTCTATCCTTGCGTTTGAAAATAGATTCTCTCTTAACACGAGTTTTACCACCATACTTAAAATAGTTATAATTAGATTTACTGAAATGTGCCTTTAATGCACAATACTCCAAATAAACATCAATTAATTTCATAGTTCATATATTATACTAAACTGGTAGTTGTGCTTGTTTTGGAAGAAAATTTAAATCTCTAGCATTTGCTTCAATCTTTTCTTTAAGGCCTTTTGAAATAAGATAACCAACTGTGTCTGGTTCTATACCCTCTTGTTCACAATACCACAAAACTGCTTCCATGTGAGTTATTTGTTTTTCTTTTGCTATATTTTCTATAGCAATAGTAAAACCTTTGGGTGTATTTAACATTCATATCTCCTACATTATATAAATTGTGGGGTTAACCATGACCCCACACGCATCTATTAGGTGATGACCCCAAACTAAAGTCCGTTGGATTATAAGGTGGAACTCATACCCCATGAGAACTTATGCGGCTAACGCATAATCCTCAATTACGAAATTATCATTCGCATTTACTAATTTAGACTATAAGGCGTCCAATCCACAATTCTCCACTTTTCTATTCACCGCCAGTCGAAACCTATTTCACCCCCATCAAAAAGAGATTTGTAAATCACCTAATAAAAGCATCAAGACACCAGTTATTAAAACTATATCAGCAAAAACACTCCAAGCGATATAT